GATAGTCCGTTGCGGGGAAGTCTGCCATAATCAGCATCCCCACCACGCCCAGAACGCCGCCGGACACGCCCACAATAATGGGAATCCACTTGTTCTCAATGGCGGTGGCCTTCACAGCCATGCCGATCAGGTAGCAGATCACCGTAATGACCGCCACGCTGGCAATGCCAAAGCTGGAAATATCCATGTTCAATTCCTCCTTTTATTCTTAGTCCTCTTCCGCTGCCTCCGCACTGTTCAGCGCGTCCAGCACCGGGCGGAACATTCCCTTCCGCCGGGGGTCCTCCTTCGGTTCTTCGGCATACCGGGCCTTGTTCTTCGCGTTCAGCTTCTTCAGCAGTTCCCGGCTGTCGGAGTCGACCTCGCCCCGCTCCCATGCGTCATAGTAAGCCTTGGCCACCATCTCCTGATGCTCCGTGCAGAGATCGTCAAAGATGTCCAGCAGCTTGTCCCCCATGGTCACGGCGCAGCGGAATGCTGTTTCGTCCAGAACCTCGCCCTTTCGGTACTGGCAGTGATATACCGCCCGCTCGTCATCCGTCATGCCGGAGAGCACCACCAGCCACCGCCGGTCAATGAGCCGTCTTGCCGTCTCGTCATAGAACCGGCTCCACTCGCTCTTGGGCACCATCACGGTGCCGTTCTTCCCGGTCACGGTGCCGTACATCCCGTTGGGGCCAAATACAGCCAGATTATCGTCCGCCACCGGGGCGCACCAGCGGAGCGTCACTTTTTCAGTGTCCGCCATCACCTGGACCACTTGGGGCTTGACCTCCGCCATGGCCTTTGCAACGGCCTCCGCCGCCGCCTTCTTGGCGATCTCCGCTACCTCATCGGCTGTATAGAGCTTTTCGGGTTCCTTCTCCGCCGCAGGCGCTTTCTGCTCTGCCACGGGCGCAGCCTTTGCCTGTTCCCGCAAGGGCTGTTCGGCTGCTTCCAGCTCTTGGGCCTCGATCCCTGCCGCCACATCTGCGGCCGTCCGTTTCTCTTTTGCCATCTTTGTCCGCTCCTTTCAGATAAAAGATGCTGTATTTTCCGTGGCGTTCCGCCCTCATGCAGGCTTTGCGCCATATCTGCGGGAGAAAGGGCTTCCTCCCTCCCGCTTTGGATCTTACGCGTTAATGACGGCCATGCGGGACGCCAACACGGGGACACAATCGATAGACATAGATACAACCACATCCAAACTCATGTCTGCAGCGGTATCGGGACGGATCTCCAACTGAATGGGAGTGCCCTCTTCCACGCCAATGAACACGGGCTTGTAGCCACCCGCAGCCACCAGCCAAATCTTGTCGGCGGGCACAATATCCACAACAGTGGTATTCTGGGTGCCGGGGACAATGGCCGTGTCAATGGGCATCAGGTTCATGCCCATGTACTCGCCCAGGAAGCCGTACCGGGTCCAGTCCAGACCCAGCAGGGTGGACAGGGCGGCATCCAGATTCACGGTGGAGGCGTTCACCACACCGCTGGGCAGTGCCTTGGTCAGTGCGGAGGGACGGCCAATGCCCACCACGTTCCGGTAGCGGGTCCCGTTCACAACGCTCACGCGCTCACCGGCAGTGACCCAGTTCGCGGAGGTGTTGGTGAAGGTCATGTTGTTGGGCACATAGGCGGTGTTGGCGGTCATCTTGGTCAGGGTGCTGACCCACAGAGCGGTGATCTTGGAATACATACCGGCGGCCAGAGCGTTGAAGAACCGCCCCATGTCGGCATCGTTGCCCACCAGCTGATACCACTTCACGCTCACCCGTGCGGTGCGCAGACGGGGGTTCAGAGTCACGCTCTTGTTGTAGAGGGTGTTGGCGGGCTTGGAGCGGGAAGCGCCCCAGCTGTCATCCTCAAAGAGGAAGATGTCGTTGGACATAATGTCCAGTTCCTTGGTCTGGCCGATGGGCACGGTGGTCATCTCAGCCAGCCAGCCCAGCCCGGAACTCATGACGGTGGGCAGCATGGGGGTCACGATCTCGGTGACGATACCGGCCAGAGTCTTGAGGTACAGGCTGTCGCTCATGAACTTGCGCTGGTTGCGGCGGAACTCGTCCAGATCAGCGGGGGGGATCTCACCACTCAGGGCGCACACCCTCTTGGCGCAGAAAAGCAGCAGGTTCTTCTGAAGATTGCGGTTGGTCACGCTGTAGCTGTTCTGCCCCTCGCCGTCCGCCAGCATGGCGGTGAAATCGTCGGGCTGCTTGGTCATCACGCGCAGGGCGCGCTCATCCCGGCCCAGACGCTCACGCATCAGCAGACGACCACAGGTCACGATGTCGGCCCGCTCCCGTTCCGCGTTGCTGAACTCAGGGGCGGCGCTGTCATACACAGCAGGATTGATGCTGTTCAGTTTGATTGCCATTGTTGTCACTCTCCTCTCGTTTCTCAGCCCGCTGCCGCGTCAACCTTGCAGGCCAGCACGTCCACGAACTCAAATGCGCTCTGTGCGCCCTCGGTGAAGGTGCCGCCGGTGGGCAGAACCTTGAAGTACGGAGTCCCCACGTCGGTGGGAGCGGCGTTGGCGGGCACCAGCAGACCGTTGGCAATGGTCAGGAACTTGTTGGCCCCCAGAGCGGTGGACACGTTGCCGATGCCGAAGCGGTAGATCTTGTTCCCGTCGAACACGATCTTGGTGAAGGTGACGGGATAGCCCTTGGGAGCGGGCAGGCCCAGCGTGTTGGCGCCAACCTTGTAGAGGTTGCCGGTCGCGGGGTCCTGAACCATGTTCACGTCATAGGGGTTGCAGGCGAAAATGCCGTCGCCCTCGCTCTTCACGGCGGCTCCGGTGGCCTTCATGTTCCAGCTGTTGTTGTTCTTGATGGTCACGGTGGCGTCGGTGGGGCCAACGCCCACATAGCCCTCGCAGTCCATCAGCTCATCCTTCACGCACAGGAAACCGGCGGAGCACTGCTCATCCTGATTCTCGCCGTTCCGGAACTTGCCGGTGATGTTCAGGGTCTCGTCGAATACGCGGTTGGTCACGCGGGGCCAAAACGCGGTCTTTTCAATGTATGCCATTGTGATTCACTCTCCTCTCGTTTCTCAGCCGTTCATGCGGCCCAGCATCTCCGCGATGCCGCCGCCCTCGCCGCTGTTGGTCTTGGGGTTGTTCCATGCGAAGGAATGCTGCTTGGCGGCCATTTCCTTCTTGCGCTTCTCGGTCTGCGCCTTGCCGTGTGCGGCCATCAGGTCCAGCACGGCGCGGTCCGCGCCGCAGAACTTTCCGTCAGTCTCCATGGCGGCGAATTCCTCTGCCCGGTCGCACAGGTCCTTGGCGGTCTCGGTCATGTCGGCGTCGCCCTCCACGGCGCAGGCCTCAATGCCCGCCAGAGCGCCGTTCACGGCTTCTTTCACGGCTTCGACCCGGCGCTCATGCTCGGCGGCCTCCATGGTGCGGATCTTCTCCTCCGCCGCGTCCAGACGTGCCTGCAGTGCCTTCACGTCCTCCGCCTGCTGTCCCTTTGCGGCGCAGGCATAATCCACGATGTCGCTCACCTCTACCGTGGCTTCCGCCCCCTCGCCAAAGGGGAAGGCTGCCGTGAGGTAAGCGGGCTTGATGCGGCTCTCCACCACGGCGCCGTTATCCTCCGCGTTAAAGGCGTAGGTATAAGCGCTGCCGGCAGAGTCCACGAGGCCAACGTGCATCCCGTCCTCGCTCAGAGCGACCACGCGGTAGCCCTTGAACTTTTCGGACATGGCCTCCATTGCCTTCTTGCTCATGATGTTCACTCCTTTTCTCTTGTTCGTTTCGTTGCTTCCCTTTCCGGGGTCCAGAGACGCCGCCCGCAGCTTCAATGTCTTAAACTCTTCCTGCATGGCACTCAGCGCCTTGATCCGCGCCCCCGGAATTGCCGGCGGCACATTGTCTCCCAGCACGGTTACGCCGAGACCTGCCCAATCTGTAATAATCTCGATATCGCCGTCCATGTGGGATTTTTTCGTATCGGTCTCAGCGGAAACATCCATGCGCCCTGTCCGCACGATTTTTTCCACCAATTCCGGTGCGTAAAACTGAAATAACCGGCCCTTTGCCCTGATCCACTCGTTCCCGTCCTCTTCCACAATGGAAAAGTCCCTGGGATCGTCGGATAGGGTCCCTACGATGCGCTCCGCTGTTCCGTCCATGAACGTGTAGCTTTTCTCGCCGGTGTAGGGGTCCTGCACTTCTCGCATATTGTGTCCGTCCCCCACCTTGCGGCCCACATAGGCACACAGAATGGGCTGGCCCACAAACGTCAGGTAGTACTCCCGCATATTGCGGAAATCCCAAAGATTCTCATTCAGCCCGGAGCGCATGACCCACAGCTCCACGCCGAACTCGTATTTATTGAGCCGCTGCATGACCCGCAGCTCGCCGGACATTTTTACGTGCTCCGGCGGGGTCCCTCTCGTCCGAAACGGCATGGTCACGCCTCCTCTCCGTCAAACAGCTTTTCCACCCAGTTGTCATAGCTGGTGGCGCTGCCGTCGGTCTTGTCATACATCTGCCATGCGTAGAGCATGGTCTCGTAGCTTTTGCTGTTCTCCATCTGAAGGTTTTCAAATTCCCTTGCCAGAGGATACAGCCCAACTTTTTCGCTGGCACCCACGCAGTCCCGCAAGGCGTCCTCAATGTCCTCCAACAGCCGGATCACCTCACCGAATACGCCGTCCATGTCCTCCGGCCGCTCCCGGTATTCCGGGGTCTCCGGGTATTCCTGCATGAGGTGCCGCTGGTGGAGAATGTCTCCGATCACGTCAAACCGCTTGGGCTGTTCGTGGGCCAGACGGTGGATGGCGTCCGCCGTGTGTACCAGTCCAAACTCCACCAGAACCCACTCTTTCAGCGTGTCCAGACCCCGCGCGGCGGTCTGGTATGCCGCCGTGGCCCGCCTCGCCGCGTCCCGCAGCGGGGAAAATCGGGGGTTTTCGTAATGGTAAATGTCCCGCAGCTTTGCCATGTGGTTTCCTCCTCTCATGTTGAAAAAAAGCGCTGCCCACGCCGGTCATTCCGGCGTCAGCAACGCTTTGCTCCTCCCGCTCACCGCTTAGAGCGGGGTGCTCTGTTCACTTTTTCTTCGGCTATCCGCCGTAGGTGTCAATGTCCGCCTCCTGCCCCTCGCTGGTCACGGTGCCGTCCCCCTTGGGTCTCCCGCCGGGGTTCAGATCGTGGGCCGCTTGAGGCGGCAGTCCGCTTTCGGACTGCTTGGCGTTGTAGCTTGTCACCAGCGGCAAACGCTTATCCATGATGCCGCTTGCTTTGATGGCGTTGGAAATGCTCAGATCGTCCAGCAGGGAAAGATCGTTCATTGCCATGTAGATGATGGTCTGTGGCAGGATGCCGAGGGTCATGCCCTGCTTGGCCTCCTCCATCCGCTTTTCCTCTGTGGAGAGGGTCCCGAACAAACTGAACCGCCACGAATATTTCAGATTCAGCCGGTCCATAATGGCGGCCATCATCCGTTCATAGCCCCGGTATACGCACTCCGCGAACTTCCCTTCGATCTGCAGGGAGATTTGAGCGATGCCCGCCTTGGGGTCCTCCGTGGTGGGCACAATGGCTGACAGCCCCGCCTTGTTCATGGCGTAGCTGTACCCGGCTGCGGAAATCTTGGTGGCGCTGGGTGCTTCTGCCAGCTGGTGCATTTTGATGTTTTCCACAGGAGCCGTGAACCAGCCGATGCCGCTGGTGTTGCTCTCGGTCAGCATCTGATACCACAAATACTCAAACAGCCGCCGTCCCGCGTCGGAAAGCCGGTAATCGTCCTCCACGCTGGTAATTTCGCTCTTGTCCTTGTAGGGGATCTCGCCGGTAAACAGGGCGATCAGGGGGTTCTGCACCAGTTCCAGCTGGATCTGCTCGTACTGCGCCATCTGCACCAGAGAGAGATACAGCCCCGCCAGCGGGGAAATGGCGTTCCGGGATACATCGTCCGCCTCAAAGGTGAAAATCTTGTCCACCGGCAG